CCATTTTTTAAACCAAAGACGCAGTACCAACCTTCTTCAAGGTTTGGTACCACTGCCTCCAGTAAACGAACATCCGTCATAAAGTGTCCCGCACGTCAGAATAAGAAAGGGGGTAACGGGGGCTGACGGACACCCCGTTCGCTCCGTCGAGCTAGTTACCCCCAGAACCCTTGGATAAAGACTGAAAGAAGTTATTGATCAGACGACCGTGCTGTAGGCTTGGTGTACTGATCCCGTAGAACCAGTTGTAAACCGTTTGCTTGGTCACATCAAAGTACGACATTACGTCAGTAACTGGGATGTCCCTTGCGATGCAGAACTTGCCAAGCCGCACCCCAAGGTTCTTCTGATCAGCTTCTTTGTTAAGTCTTACAACTTTTTGAGAATAGCCGATCATTTGTCGTCATCGCCCCACTCGTCAATCATCGCGCTTAGATTCTGCTTAGCCTTTGGTGGCGCAGCTTCTTTTTTCTTCTCAGCGCGTACGGTAGGCTCAACAATCTCCTCTGGTGTAGCCACGATTTCTGCGGCAGCACTGCCAGCAGGTGCGACTAACTTAGGAATAGCAGGAGCAGTAGCGGAAGTTTCAGCCTTCTTACCGAAGTTTAACTTGCCAGCGTTAACAGCGATCTGTGACTCGCCCTGCTTGATAGCCGCCATGTAGGTGGGCTTATCGAGAAACTCAGCATGGGTGAACACTAACTTAGGGAAGTCACTGTCAGTATCGAAGGTCATGCGTGTAGTCAGCATGTTCAAGTTGTAGCCTGACTGCGCAACGTACTTGGCGTATTGCAGGAACGGCATGTGCTCAACGTCACCCTGACCAAACAAAGATTTCTGGGGCAGGATTAGTTGGAAAATGTCGCCTTCAACATTGTTGCGGAGCACCACGGCTAGGCGCCATGAGAAACGGCAAGCCGCACGACCCGCACCGCCTGAGCCTTTGATAGCCTTGGGGCACTCTTTGCAGTTATGACCTTGTGGGTCGGGGACGTCAGCATCAGGACGCTCACCATCGCTAGACCAGCAGTCGGGGATAGAAGTCTCATCTGCGTTGTACTCAGCGCCGTAATAGGACTTCTGCACAGACTTGCTACCGTTGACGATAACAACGTCCATGTGTGGGTCAGTGTTCTTGGCAATCTCTTTGCCGCCGTCAACGAGACGGAAGACACGCCCGCGCAGTGTGATGCGCTTGACGCTACCACCAGATGCTTTGAACGCTTGGGTGAAGTCATCCAACTTCACGTTTTGTAAATGCTCAGGCAGGTTTTCGCGGAATGTTGTAGTGATGTTGCTCATTATTTCTCTCCTAATTAAGCAAGGTTTTCGTTATACAAATTTATAAGCTCTTGTTTTGGCATTTTGGAATACATGTCGTACAGGTACTCATTAACCTGATCTTCCGTTACCAGATGCTCACGCCCGCATTCTTTGGTGTACGCGGCGTCTTGATCCATGTAACCTTTTTCCAAGATTACGAGTTTGTCGATTAGCTCTTTTGTGTGCTCGTCCATGTGTTTCTCCTTAGATTGATGGTTTGCGTTTGACAGTGACAGCATAACGGCTGTCGACGTTGAGCCCTTCAGGGTACTCTTCTGGATGTTGCTCCAGAAAATCTCTCATGTTGGTGTCGTGAATGCGTTTGTGCAATACACCATACGCTTTGTATTTGTCTACGAGGCGGTAGACCGAATCCCAGTTAGTTGGGTTGTATCTTTTGGTTACACGCTTGATAACGGTGTACTTCTCAGTGGACATGCTTGTCGTGTTTTCAGCAAGCATGATCTCTATGAGTTTGTTTTCTATTTCAGCGAGTTGGTCTGAATAAACTTTATCTTGTTCTTCAAACACTTCGCGCTTTGCTTCGCGCTCATTGCGAATGTCAACGTACTTGTTTGACAAGTCGGCGACTGATTCAGTGGCAGCTACACTCTCTTCCATAAAGGCTCCTTGTTGTGGTGAAACTTAATTATATGGCTAAATTAGACTTTGTCAAGTATCAGCCAATTCTTTTTTGTAAAGATCAATCACTTTTGTGTGATTTGTTATGTTGCTCTGTAGCATCCGATAAAGTTTCTTCTCTATCGGGCTACCTTCAACATGCACGATTGTCATAGCGTTCTTCTGACCGGGCCGGTCAATACGAGCATTTGCTTGCAAGTATGTCTCTGTTGAAGTAACAGGAGCGTACCAGATAACAACGTCAGCGGCTGTAAGGGTTACTCCGTGTGACGCGGCTTGTGGTTGGATAACTAAAACTTTTGGTTCTTGTTTTTCTTGGAAGCGTTTAAACGCATCCGAACGCTGGCGCATCCCAATATCTCCGTGTATAACTTCAGCAGTTATGCCCGCTTTGACAAGGTGTTCGTGCAGTAGTTCTATCGTGTGGCGGAACGGTACGAAGATAAGAACTTTGTTGCTAGTTTCGTTAACAACCTCTTCTATCACCCGTAGTCTTTCGGACACATCAAAGTGCACCACGGCTCCGCTGTCGCTGTAGACTGCACCACAAGATATTTGTAGGAGCTTGTTCATACGCGCGGCGGCGTTCACGGTGCTGATCTCTTCTCCGGCAGTCTCCAAGAGCATCTGATTCTTTAGTTCTTGGTAGTACTTGCGTTGTGTGGGAGTAAGCGGTGCTTCGCGGTATACGTGCGTAATCGGTGGCAAGTCTAAGCAGTCTGCCTTGGAGTAGCGTATGGCTGGCTGTAGCAACTCGTGTACAGTTTTCTCTGCATCAGGGCGCGGCTCCCAACGATACATACCGAAGTTCTGCATGACTGATTCGCGGAAGTCACCGAAGAATCTAGGTGCCCGCTCAGGTGAGCACAACTTACCCAACCCATACGCATCCACAGGGGATTGAGCGGCTGGTGTACCAGTCAGCATCCATAGCCATGTCTTATCCGTGACCAACTTGTTCATTAACTTCCAGCGCTTTGTCTGTACGTTCTTGTACGCGTTAGCCTCGTCAATGACTATGAGGTCGAACATGTTCGTCTTGATAGCTTCTTCTGCAATAGCGGGCACGCCATCGTAGTTAATGATTACAAACTCGACGTTGCTCTTAGCTATTTTCAATCGCTTCTTAGTATCACCATACGCTATGTCTACGCGTCTGTGCGTAGCAAACTTGAACAGGTCGTTCTGCCAAGCGCTCTGCATGATAGACAAAGGGCACACGATTAAGACACGTTTGATCAAGCCCGCGTTGATCAAGTAGTCAGCCGCCCAAATTACTGAGGCAGTCTTACCCGTACCTTGTTCATTGAAACAAAACGCCCGCTTACGCAAAGACAAGAACGATGATGTCTCTCGTTGATGATCAAACGGCTCGTACCCCATAGGGCGGGGCCATTTGTAGTCACGCTTGATTGGTGACGGCACATTCTTCATGTACTGGCTAAGCACGCGGGCTGCTTGAAGATTCCACTTCACAGCCACCTCGTACCGCCCGTCGCCGTAGTTCAAGACAACCTCACTGTCGGGGATTGTCTGCGTAATACGCGCAGGGTATTTAGTTTTAACCACGAGTGTGTGGTCGGCTAGTATCTGCATGTTATTTCATCGAGCTGTCAGAGTTTCGTTTGAAAGATCGGTTCTTACTAGGTGACTCAAGTCGGACCCCATCTTTGTTGCTTCCGCCCTTAGATAAAGCCTTGACGTGTGCAACATCCTTGCCGCTTCTATCGACACCCTTGGCGTCAAGTTTTCTTCGCGCTCGTTGGCGCTCCATCCGATCAGGTAATTCACCTCTTGCTTTTTGTTGTTCATATTCTTTCTTGTAGGGTCTGGGTTTATTTACGTAGGGCATGATGTGTTCCTTTACATAGGTGAATCTTCATAATATTGTTTCTTAAGTTCTTTGTCCAGTTGTTCAAGTAACTTTCCGTCTACTCTCTCGAATGGATTCCAGTCGTTCTCTTTGATCTTTTGCAATATCCTCTTGCGGGATAAAGACTTCTTTGGTTGTAAATCTGTGTTCGTTTGCACACTCTCTCCTTCTTATGTGACCAAATGTTGGCGAATCTCTTGTTTGTTTAACTAGCGACCAAGCACCACACACGGGGCATTTCATTCCATTTCCTTCAATTTGTCTAAGTGTTCCCAAAAGAATTGTGTGTGCCCTTTGGCATCATCTATTGCATCGTGGTCTACATACTTGCACACATCCCGTGCGGCTTCTATCGCACCTGTTAAATGTTTGTAGCCCTTGACACCAAACTCAAGCCCCATGTCGTAGGCTTCTGCCATAGCATCCATAACTCTAGGGTCTGCGCCACCGATTGCAAGCACGGATAACATTTCATCTTTTTTCATTAGTCTTCCTTACTCAACATAAAAATAGCTACCCCCACAATCACAACGACCGCAGCCCCAAGGCAAAACAACAAAACCGACCAAGCAATAGTTTCAAGCATTGCCTAACTCCTTGAGCTTTTCTTCTAGCACACGAATGCGCTGACGGTTGTACTCGACTAGACTCTGTGCGTACTGTAGGGACTTCTCCGCTTGCATCTTCGATAGGTACGCATCGCGCAACTCTATGTCGATAATCTCGCGCAAGGTTCTTGGACGCAACATATCTTTAATGAATGCCACTATGGTTTCTCGTTTAGTCATGTGTTGCGTTCCTTGGTAAGTTTCCTAGCGTCACACGCGGGGCAACCATCTTTACATCTTTTGCAGTTGCCGTCTGGTGCTTCCTCTGTGTAGCCGTTCTTCCAGCCGATCTCTTTATTCAGCCAGCCAATGCCAATCCAAAAGCCTTCTACGTCATCTTTACCAAACGCAAGCACAGGCCATACAAGGTAGTGCGGTTGATTCTTTTCAAAATACATCATGTGTTTTTACTCCTTAATTTGGCTTCTATTGCATAAGCAAAGTCTGCAAGCCCTTTTGGTAACCGTTTTGTCTCAGGGTCAACAGATTCCAACGCAGACAGAACTTCATCAACTGTCAACCCAACCCAAGGCTTCTTGTAGTCTTGAATGTCATCGTCATCTTCGCGGTATGGCGCGGTGAGTCCTATTGGTTTTCTCATTTCTTGCCCTCCAACTTGGCTAACCTGTCACCCAACTCGCGTATCAACATCCGAGCCACGGCTAATTCTTCAGATAGTTTTAAGTAGTCATCCACAGAGATAGACATGAACTGCACCGTCTTCTCCATACGCTCAAACACTTCGCGTTCTTCTTCCGTCTCAATGGCTAGTTGTTTCATCTTGCCCATGATCACTTACTCAGCTTAGCTATTTCGCGATTGAGATACCAACGTGCTTTGCACAAGTCCTCATGCTTGTCACCCTTGTGATCGGCACGGGTTATGTACTTAACAACATTACCGAGGTTATAGCCCAACTCTTTGGCTTCGATAAAGTCGATAGTCTCTATGCCACCCTTGGTGTAGTGAGGTGGGTGGTTGACCATGTCGGTGTGATGCGTTGCCACTATGTCTTTAGGTTCAGCACTTTGCATACGCGCCTTAAGCGACAGACCTTTTTCCTTAGCGTAGGTCTCTATGGGTACGCCCAAAGATTTAGCGACCTTGACGTCGTTAATAGTAAGAAGCACTTTTCTCGGCTTCATCTTGTGCAACACCTGATAGACGTACTGCGGTTTTAACTTCAGCGCCCCCGCAATATCTTTTGCTTTCGCATCAGCGTGTTTGGCAACATACTCACGAATTTTTTGCGCATTACTAACCCATTTTAATTTTTTAACCATTATTTAGCTCCTTGATTGTGGTCACACGAATGAACAGGGCACCAGCCCCGACAGGTAAAGTTGGGTTTAGC